GTGGAGCAGGTGGTGCTGGAAGCGGTGGTACACCTGGTAGTGGTACTGCTGGTCAATGTGGAGAGGTTAATACAGGCGGCGGTGGTGGAGCTGGTTCAAATCCAAGTAATAATCCAGTTGGTGGTGCTTCTGGAAGTGGCGGAAGTGGAATTGTAGTGTTAAGATATAAATTAAATTAAAAATTATGACAAGTACAATTAAAGTAAATACAATACAAAACACATGTGGAGCAGATATTATAAAAGAGTCTGGTAACACGATAACTATTGGTGCAAGTGGCGATACAGTTACTTTAGGTTCTGGTGCTACTGCAGCAGGATTTGGTTCTACAGGTGAAGTATCTTGGAACACAACAGTTAAAACAGGAGATTTTACAGCAACATCTGGTAGTGGATTTTTTGTAAATACAGGAAGTGGAGCGGTAACAGTAACTTTACCTAGTTCACCGAGTGCTGGAAATGCAGTAGCTATTTCAGATTATAATGGCAGTGCTGGAACAAACGCAATTACTATTGCTAGAAATGGTTCTAACATAAATGGAAGTGCATCTAATATATCAATAGAAATAGCTAATTCTGCAGTTCAATTAGTATATGTAGATTCAACCACAGGTTGGCAAAATGTAACTACAGCAAATCCTAGTGATATACAGAGTAATTTTATATCAGCAACTGGAGGCACAGTAACTTGTTCAGGAAATTTTAAAATTCATACTTTTACAGGTCCGGGAACATTTACGGTTTCAAGAGTAGCTGTTTGTGCAGCAAATAATGAAGTTTCCCACGTAGTAGTGGGTGGTGGTGGAGGATCTGGTTCAAAAGCACCCGGAGGTCCAGGTGGAACTGGTGCCGGAGGTGCCGGAGGATTTAGAGAAAGCAAAAGTCCCGTAGATAGTTATACTGCTTCTCCATTAGAAGGCGGAACTGCGGTAACAGTAACAGCAACAGCTTATCCAATTACAGTTGGTGCTGGTGGAGCTGGTGGAGCAGCTGGTGGAAATATGGGTGTTAATGGTGTTAATTCAGTTTTTTCAACAATCACATCCGCTGGTGGAGGCGGAGGTTCAAACTCTCCATCACCTAACGCTGGATTAGCTGGCGGATCTGGAGGTGGTGGTAATGGCGGTAATAGCACTGCAGGAGGGGCCGGTAATACACCTCCCGTAAGTCCATCTCAAGGTTTTGCTGGTGGAACAGCCGGTAATGCTGGTGGTGGCGGCGGTGGAGCCACTGCTGTTGGTGCAGATAAAGGAAGCCCTGTAAACATAGCGGGAGCAGGAGGAGCAGGAGCAACAAGTTCAATAACAGGTTCACCCGTTACAAGAGCTGGTGGCGGTGGTGGCGGTGGTTATTGTGGTGGAGCATTAGGAGCTGGAGGAGCCGGTGGCGGTGGAGCTGGAACAACAGGACCGACTTGTTCTGCAGGAGCAAATGGAACAGCTAATACCGGAGGTGGAGCAGGTGGAACAGGTGGCCCATCAGGTAGTGGTATAACTGGTGCATCTGGAGGATCTGGTATAGTAATAATAAGGTATAAATCTCAATAGGTAAATTATGAGTGAAGTAAAAGTAAATAAAATTAGTCCAAGAACAAATTGTGGTACAGTTCAGTTAGGAGATAGTGGTGACACTATTACAATTCCTGCTGGTGCAACAATTACAAACTCTGGAACACAAACAGGATTTGGTCGTACAGGAGCTGTTGATTGGCAGACAACTGTTAAAACTTCAACCTTTACAGCAGTTAGTGGGGAAGGTTATTTTGTAGATACAAACGGTGGAGCAGTAACAGCTAATCTCCCTGCGGGAACTGCAGGAGCAATTGTTGCATTTAAAGATTACAGAAATACATTTGATAGTAATGCACTAACCGTAGCTCAAAACGGTTCAGACAAAATTGGTGGTTCAACAGTTAATGCAACTATAGCCACAGAGGGTATTGGAATAACATTAGTTTTTATAGATTCAACAAGAGGTTGGTTAGTAACTAACGATGGTTTACAATCTCAGGCTCCTACAGAGCAATATGTTGCAGCAACTGGTGGTACAATAACCACGTCAGGAAATTTTAAAGTTCACACATTTACAGGACCCGGTACTTTTTGTGTATCTAATGCAGGTAATTCAGAGGGATCTAACACAGTAGATTATTTAGTAGTAGCAGGAGCTGGTGGTGGAGGTATGGGAGGAAGCGCTGCAAGCTTACCATCACCCGATAAAAGAGATGGTGGCGGTGGTGGCGGAGCTGGAGGTTATAGAGAATCTTCAGGAGCTGCTTCTGGTTGTTATACAAGATCACCTTTAGGTGCTTGTGTAACTGCTTTACCTGTAGCTGCATCTCCATATCCAGTAACAGTTGGAGGTGGTGGTGCTGGTGCTCCGACTAATTGTAATCCTGGTTCAAGTGGAGGAAATTCAATTTTTGCAGGCACAACAACTATTACTTCAGCAGGTGGTGGAGGTGGAGCTTCAAAAAATGCTCCAGGTGGAGCTGCAAGTGACTTTACAGGTGTTGCAGGTGGATCAGGTGGTGGAGCTTCTCATAGAAATTCACCTACAGCAAACAGCACAACAGGTGGTGGAGCAGGAAATACACCTCCTGTAAGTCCACCTCAAGGAAATGCTGGTGGAAATGCAAACAACCCTTGGGCTAACGCAAGAGGTGGTGGCGGTGGTGGCGCACAAGGTTCAGGAGCATCAGGATGTAATAGTGGAGATGGTGGAGCTGGTTTTACAAGTTGTATTACAGCATCTCCTGTAGGTTATGCAGGAGGAGGCGGTGCAGGTGGAGGACCCGCTGGAGGACCTGCACCATCAGCTATGGCTAATGGTGGTGAAGGTGGAGTTGTGCAAGCTCCTGGAACTGATAGGGTTCCTAATACATTTGGCGCTGGAGACGGTGCTGGAGGTAGTGAAACTAAAACAGCAGGAACTGACAACAGAGGTTCTGGAGGTGGAGGGGGAAACCCAGACTCACCTCAAGGTGCAAATGGTGGTTCAGGAATTGTTATTATTAGGTATAAATTTCAATAGTTGAATGGTAATTAATTTTAATATATAAGGAGAAACATTATGGCACATTTTGCAAAATTAGGAGCTAACGGAAAAGTTATTCAAGTGTTAACACTCGATAACAAAGATATGTTAAATGCTGATGGTGTTGAAGATGAATCAGTAGGTCAACAATATTTAGAAACACATAATAATTGGCCTGCACAAATGTGGATTCAAACTTCATATAATACACAAGGTGGACAGCATAAAAAAGGTGGAACTCCATTTAGAGGAAACTATGCAGGTATAGGTTATACTTGGGATGAAGATGATCAAATCTTTTGGCCTAAAAAACAACATGCATCTTGGATTAAAAATATGTCAACTGCATCTTGGGATGCACCTATAACTTATCCATCAATAGATACTTACGATTCAACTTGGACACAAGAAGAGGTTGATTTTGAATTAGCAGCTGAAAATTCTGTAATGCCAGAAGGAACATCTGCTGGAGATCCAAAAACTAGATCTTATCAAATTTATTGGGATGAACCTGCTTATCAAGCTGACAATACTACAGGTTGGAAAGCTTTAAAACACGATGGCTCAACTGTAAGTTGGAATGGCTCTTCTTGGGCATAGTTGACTTTTTTTTAAATTAGTATTAAATAGGTGGTGGTATGCAAAAGAAAGTATTAACAGAGCAAGCTCTATATTATGGTGATGTAGCAATGCCTAAAGATTGGGACATTGACCGAGATAAATTATCAGGCGATATTTTACAATCACAAATTCAAAACAAAGATTTTCCATTTTCACGAACATTCGATATGTTGAATACTTATATGCGAGATCATATATTTTTAGACTATGGATTTACTTTAATTAATAAAGATACCTTTGGTAACATTTATAAACCAGGGGAAACTTCACACCCTTTTATAAATGTAGATCCGGTAGATTTACGAAACTCACCAGATTACACATTATTATATGGTGTAAAAGTTAAAGACTGTATGGTCAGAATACATTATGAAGATAATAGACGTAAGGGTAGAAGTTGGGATATAGAACTTAAAGATAATATGTTTATTATGTTTCCATCAACTAATATGTATTACGTAACCAACAATCAAAAGGATAGTTTAAATTTTATACAAACTATATTGTATGAATATATCTAATTATTATTGGTATTTTAGTGGGGCACTAACACCTAAATTTTGTGATGAGGTAATAGAATACGCTAATTCACAAAAACAAGTAATGGCTAGAACTGGTGGATATGACAAAGAAAAATTAAATAAAGAAGAAGTAAAAAATTTACAAAGAAAAAGAAGATCAGATTTAGTGTGGTTAAATGATACTTGGATATATAAAGAAATACATCCCTATGTTCATTTAGCAAACAAAGCTGCAGGTTGGAATTTTGATTGGGATAGAAGTGAATCTTGTCAGTTTACAAAATATAAACACAATCAATATTATGATTGGCATTGTGATAGTTGGGATAAACCTTATCAAAGAGATAATGAAGATCATCCTGAACACGGTAAAATTAGAAAACTGTCTATGACTTGTCAGTTAACAGATGGTTCAGAATATCAAGGTGGTGAATTAGAGTTTGATTTTAGAAACTATGATCCACATATGAGAGACGAATTAAAACATAGAATACAATGTAAAGAGATATTACCAAAAGGATCTATTATTGTATTTCCAAGTTTTGTGTGGC